GCTGGGGAGAACTTCTTAATGCTGAGAGTCGAGAGGCTTTCATGGATGGAGCTCGTAGGAAGCGTCCGCGCGACTATGTACTCAGCTACGAACGACTGGAATATTTTTGTGACAAACACTTCGGACGCAAGGGACTGTCGGACTATAGCGGAAGAGAACGAACCTCCTTTCGCGAACCATTACCCTTAGAAAGGTGGGTATTCACACACTGGGAGGTACAGGTCCGGGGGGGCCCCAGTCCCCTCCCTACCAAAATAAGCGCATATCCTCTCATGCCTATTGTTTAGAGGCCAAGACTCGAAAGGCCAAAAGCACTCTCATTGGTGGGAGGAACTAGACTCGGGAAAACTGAGTGGGCAAGATCTCTTGGCCCTTCCACATACATGTGCAACCTGTTCAACCTGGACGAATGGGATGACAAAACCGATACCATTATCCTCGACGATATCGACTTCAAATTTTTCCCGAGCTGGAAAGCATTTTTCGGAAGCCAGAAAGAATTCAGTGTCACCGACAAATACCGCCATAAGCAACGAGTCATGGGCAAGTTGTGTATCTGGCTCTGCAATCACGCGAATGACCCTAGAAGAAATCTTTCCGGAACTGAGCTTTCATGGTATTTAGAAAATGTCGAAACAGTAGAAATAACACTTCCTTTATTCTGATTAAATCTCTTTCCACATGAGAAGACCTCTGTGAAGAATCTGAGTAGCGGAAGTTGAAGAAATAGGATCGATACCCCAACAACGAATGGCGTAATAATATTGATCCGCATGATTACCTCTACCAGTCGGACCAAAAAACCTGGGAACGCCATCAATAGTCTCCTGGGTCTCTTGAATTTGAACAGGCTTGTTAAAATTCATAGTCAAGGTCGTATCGATAAACGGGTCAGTAGTTGCAACACCGAAGCCGAGGAGCTTAAAGTCCCACTTCTTGAGGATCGTAATGTTGTCGTTATTAAACTTCGTGACCGAACTAAGGCCTGAAAATTGGCCAGGAGAAGCGGTGACATCGAACATCGGTATGTTGCCGTTCGGGGCGACTTGCGTGGGATTGGTGGTAGTCGTCGTCGTCGCCCCCATTGTTTCACCTTCATCATTGACATCAGTACCTCCTGCAGTACAGTCCATCATTAACGGAGATTTGATGAAGAGAACTTGAACGTGAACATCTCCAGCGATAAGTCCGCGCATTTGAAGACGGAGAATATACTTCCATAAATGAACCTTAGAACCGTGGATTTGACCAGAAGTAGTGCCTTGAGCGAAGGCTGCCTGCCATGGGGCAAACATACGAATATTCATGGCAGTAGTGCCATTACCGGGTGCGAGTGTAAAATTGGTTTCGGTGTAATGCTTCTTGAACACCTCAAGAGTGCGCAGCATAACTGCCTTAACACGACGCTTAAAAGTTCCGCGGCGAAGACGCTTCACGCGACGAGTTCTGCGGAAACGGCGCTTGACGCGTCTGAATGGCTTTCTTCGTCTGACAAAGCGAGCCATATTTGTTCCACGAGGTTGTAAAGCGAGTCGAGCTTGTTTGTTAAATCCTGGAGACGGTGGAGGAGTGAGGAGTCCGTGTTTCCGCTTTCTACTTTCATCCAACGAATGACTAAAAGCGGAAGAGAGCGGCGCGATTGGTCCTAAACGTGACGCGGCGTATCCTAATTGAGGCGCGGCAAGTTGCGCAGCAATCCACAAAGGGTTCATCGAAAAACTTTTCGATTGCGCAGCACGCTTATATAAGCCTGACGCTGACGCTGTGGCCGGGGGGTAATATTAATGTCCCCCGGCCAATTTCGTTTCGACGCAAAAAATGTCTTCCTCACCTATGCTAACAGCGGCGACCTTACCAAGGAACGGCTACGAGATTTCTTACTGGAGGACCTCGGTTGCCGATGGTTTCACATTAGCAGGGAGTCTCACAGTGACGGGAGACCTCACCTTCATGCTTACGCTGGCTGGGATGGGCGCCATAGGTCACGAGATGAGCGACACTTCGACTGCGATGGTCAACATCCCAATGTTACTATACCGAGAAACATCGGGGACGTACGGAAATACATCAGCAAGGACGGCGACTTTCTCACGAACTGCGATGGACCGGATTTCGACCGTGATAGCGACGTGGCTGACAGCTGGGGAGAACTTCTTAATGCTGAGAGTCGAGAGGCTTTCATGGATGGAGCTCGTAGGAAGCGTCCGCGCGACTATGTACTCAGCTACGAACGACTGGAATATTTTTGTGACAAACACTT